GCAATCTTGAACGTGTCAGCAGTCGTGGAACCGCGAGTTACCGTGGTGCCGAAAGCATGAATACCGTTGAGGATCTCGACCTTAAAGCTGGTCGCCATTGCTTGGCTGATGGCCATTTACAGTTCTCCTATGATCTTTGCCAAATCACCATGCCCTTGCAAAGTGAGCTTGGCACAAATCGTGGTGCGTTCGCTTTGCTGAGCTTCTTTCAAGTACTTAACCAATACATCTCTGATGTATTCCTTGTAAGCCTTAGCCTGCTCCAATATGGCAGGATGGCTCTGATCACCCACGTAGATGATCTTGTCTAACGCCCTATCTGCAATCTCTTCTGCAGTGAATCCACGATTTTGCGTGGTAAACACATTGACTGGGCCGATCTGCATACCGCCACTAAATCCACTCATGTCACAGGAATCCTTGCTTGGCCACTACGATAAGCATCCTGACGTTCCATGCCATCGCCAAGGCGCTTGGCAAGTAGGATAGCTTCTTTGTACTTATTCTCGTACTGAGTTTGCAGATCTGGGTCACCCTTTAAGTAGGTGTACGCCTCGACAAGCGAACCATAGAGAAGAACAGGATCAAAGTTATCGCCAAGCCAACTCGTACCCGTATCCACAATGGAGGCGGGGTAGAAGAAGTAGTGGAGTTCCATTGTGTAGACATTGTTTGGCGTCGGCCCCAGTAAGAACGTCAACTCGGTGGCGTTATCAGATCGAGGGCCAAACAAGGCGTAATAAGCTGGAACGCCAGTGGACGTTGGTGTTGGATAGGACTCGCGAATAAAGTTGACATCTTTATTCAGCAGATACTCATAGCTGCCATCAGCAAGTATTACTGCCAACGAATACGGCGCCAAGAAATCATCAGGGCATGCAAGGTATCGATTGTTAGCAGCGGTGGTACCCGTCACGTTCTTGCGAAGCGCCGGAAACTGCACCATATTGTAGATGCGCTTTTCGGCTTGCTTAACAAAGGTCGAAATGTTTGCCACAAACGACGTTTCCGTCGACTGGCAGTACTCTTGGATAGCGGCGCTTAATTGTGCGTAGTTCATGGTTATCTCAAGTTGTACTTACGGTGACAGTGCCGACACCGCCAGTGGCTACTAAGTCATTTGGCGTAAGACCATTATCCCACGCTCTAGCGCCGCCAACAGGGTTCCATCCCCACTGAATCATGCGACTGCCTCCAGCACCATTGGCTCCGACAGCGTAATAGCTGGTATCTGGGCGAGGGTTTCTAACCGCTTGCGGGTCTTCGATTGGGTACATACCCAGAGACAACTGCGGTTGGTCGGGTTCCCAGCATTCTTGGCAGACCAGAATGTTGACATTCTGCGTCTTGATGACCAGCTCTTTCAGTTCGCTGAGTTTGTATTGAAAGCCACAGCGATCGCATTCGGCTATCGAATGCCTGCCTGATGCAAAAGGCACCGGCATGGCTTAGCCCGTCAAGAACTGTTGTCGGGGAACGAAACGCACCGCAGCCTTTTCGCGATCCTCGCCAGCTGCAAGCTCCCAGCTTTCATCGTACATGGCTTTTAATGCAACCATGCGATCCGGTGCGATCTTCACCGACAAGAAATAGGAAAGCCCTGCTACCAAGCAAGGCAGAAACCGGAACGGCACATCCTGATTGGTCACGCCAGTGCCAGCATCTAGCATGCGACGCAAGCGCCAATACACAAAGGTGTAGGTCTGGCTGTTATCAGGGACTGGCCATACCGTAAAGGTAGGATACTGGACTACACTGGCAGCGTTAGTCTGGCCCGACTTGCGATCAATCCAAACCTGAATCGGACGACCTTGGGCGGTCTTGTTCGGGATGGACGCAAAGGTGCTAACTGAAATACGAGTGATATCGATGTCAGTTTGGTTTTGACCAGTGCCGGTGCGAATCACATGCTCCAGCAAATCGACCGTATCAACGGGCAAATTGTAGGTGGCAGTTCCAGGGGTTAAAACTTGGCTACCTTGTTCCACCGTCCAGAGATTGACTCCCCGGTTAGCCCATTCCATTAACATCAGATTCAGGCTACGCCGCGCAGTCCGCAGGTCGTAGCCCGATCTGAGTTCAGCGCCACAACGCTCAAACGCCTCTTCAACGATGGCGTTGAGATCGAGATTGAACGTCGCTGTTGCGCTGGTAGTCACTTAGTAAACCTTCTTGCCTTTCATCTTGCGCTTAACCGTCTTGCCTTTGGCCATACGACGACCACCGGCAACCGCATCACGCATGCCTTTGGAAACACCCTTCATTCCCATAGCTTCGTAATCGATCTCGGGACGAGCCTCGTTGCCCATGGCATAGCCCTTGATCTTACCCGGCACTTTCTTACCCTTGGCCATCACTTTCGGCTTGTTGCCTTTCTTGGTGACGGCACCCATACCGCGACACTGCATCATTTCAGATCTCCTATTTACCTTGACTGTAGAACTTACGGCGGGCTTCCCGCATCTTGCGAGTCATCTCGGCATCCTTGACCTCTTGCATGGCCTGCCGCTCTTTCTCGCTGTACTTAGGAGCATCCATAATGTATCGACCGGCATTGCGCATTCCGGCACCCGCATTGCGCGGATCTTCCATCATGTCACCAAACCGACGACCCACCGAGTCCTTGTACATGGTAATGCCCTTGCCGCCATACTTACGCTGCATGGCGCCACGAGCTTCAGACAACGCAATGGCAACAGCCTGATCACGGCTCTTGACCTTCTGGCCAGAACCCGACTTCAGCTTGCCACGCTTGAACTCACCCATCACTTTCTCAACCTTCTTCTTCGCCTTGGGCGAAGCAGGGGCTTTCATAATCTCTTGTTTCATGTTGCCTCTGTTCATTGGAACTTACCCCTTACGAAATCGAGAGCCGCCTGGAGGCGACGCTTTACTGCCGCCAGCACCTGCCCAAAGGACTTTTCTGGCCCAGTAGTTGGCTGAGAAGGGGTCACTGGCGGTGTTACGACCACCTTTCCCTTTGATCCCCGCGCTGCGCGCAAGGTAGTTTTTCCGCGCTTCCGGCGAGTAGTTGTGGCCATAACCTCTCCGTCCAAACCGAACCAGTTTTACCTTATCGCCCTTCTTTGCTAACACCACCTTCTTGTGCGTGTCACCAGCCGGGGCGTTCTTGGGCTTGTTAAATCCCGAGAACTTCTCACCGCGATATTCGATGCCGCCAGACGGCAGTCGTTTTACGCCCTTCACCATTAGGTGTACTTCTTGCTCACGTACAGAATGATCGTGTATCGATCACCAGAGGCCGCGCCAATGGTGCTAAACAAAACGTCTCCCGTCTTGCCGGCACCAGAGTTATTCCAGAGACCGCCGATATCATCGAACTGATACTCATAGAACTGATCGGGGCCGAGCGTCATTGCCACCACATCGGTCGTGGCATCCCACAGGATGTCCACACCCATACCGACTGTAGAGGCGTAGATACGATCGATTGACACCGTGCTGCACACCTTACCGGCAGGTGCAGCAAGAGCCGATACGTCAACCTTCACAACACCGGTTTCGCCGGTGCCATCGCTAATGTTAGTGAATTTAAGAATAGCAACGCGATCTCCATCGATCAGCGTTTGACTTGCTACTGCATCTGCCATGTATGTCTCCGAAGGATAGCGGGGAGTAATCTCCCCGCATACCTAAAGGCTAATTTAGTGACTTTATTAGGCAGCAACAGCGCCGTTCAAAGCCACAATGCTCCAACCAGCTGACGTGTAGATCAGCATCGCACTTTCGCCCACGCCAGTGAACGTAATCGTGCTGAAACCAATCTTCGTGGTCGGCGTAAGAACCGCCGAACCGCCATCAACGGTGTGGACAATAATCTTAACTTCACCCACAGAACCATTAGCCAACGTCAGGGCTTGCGCAGCACCCGTCGTGGTGAGAGAAGTGAATGCATTGACGATATCTACCGCACCAACGCCAGAGAGCGACTGGGTGCCAAGAATAACGTCCTTGCCAAAAGAAGAATTAACAGTTACGGCACCAGTGCTGCCATCAACAGTGACGCTCTGAAAGCCATTCTCTGATCTAACCGGGCCGTTAAAAGTTGTGCTAGCCATTTAATCTTTCCTCACATGCGAGTTACCCATATCCGTCTGCATGTCGTCAGCCTAGTCTGTCTGATATGGGAGGTAAACCTAGGATAAAGAAAAAGAGGGGGTCTTGCGACCCCCTCCTATTTGCTTCTTACGAAGCGCCGGGCGATCCGAAGATGCCGAGCGGATCAGACACACCGAACGAATAACGCTCGCGAGCCTTGTACCGCACGTTGCCGGTGTCGAAGTCTCCATCCATGCTCGTCTCAAGCGGCGCACGGACAAAGTGCTTCATGCCATTCGGCACGTCGGTCATCAAGAACCAAGCGTTCGTGTCAGTCAGGTAGTGATTCACAGAGAACCCTTCCGGAATGACACCCATCGACTTCAGGGCGTTGATGTCGTTGTCAGCGGTCGCCGGACGGAGTTCCGTCGCGAGGATACGCTGAGCCACGAACATCAGGTCAGGCGGAACGATGAGCTTGCGCGGGCGGGCAGCGATCAAAAGACCACGCTCGTCCGTCCAGTCAGCGATCTGAATGACTGCCGCTTCCAACGACGTCTCGTTCAGGTCAGTCCCCGTCGCAGGACGGTTGGAGTTGACGCCACCCGACACCAAGGGGTGCGAGGTGCTGAACAACGTAACACCGTCGCCCGACTGGTACGTGTTGAAGCCAGCGTTCAGCGGGTAAGCCGCCTTGACTTGCTTCGTGTACGCCATCGCACGAGCGAGAGCCTTGGTGTAACGCGACGAGAGCGAGTCATAGAGGTTGTCCTCCATGGCTTCTTCCGTGATCGCGAAACCCATAGCAATCGTTTCGTGGTTGTAGCGAGCGGTGAACGACTCTTGGGCGTTGTCGTAGGAGATCGCAGAGCCTTCGTTCTTGACCGGCGCAGCGCCGAATCCCGAAAGCTTCACTTCCTCTTCGAACGAACGCTCGGAGTTTTCCGTCTCATAGATCTCCGCATGCTCGTCTTCGTACTTCTTGTACTCAAGGCCGAACAGGGCGTTAAGGCCCGGAAGGAGTTCCTTGAGCAACTGTGCGCGTGAAATTGCCATTGCTAGTTACTCCTAATTAAACGCCAGTCGCGGTGGTCAACTGGTGATTGTTGAACTTAACAATCACATCAGTGAACGCATCGCCTACTGCGCTATTGGGGCCATCCACAAACGCCACGATACGAAGCGGAAGCGTCGAAGTCGTGTTGATCGTGGAACCATCCAGAGCGTTCTTGCTGTTACCGATAGCGGTAGAGCCAGCCGTCTGAACGATAGCCGCATTGTTACCCAAAGCCGTCTGAGCGAGCGTCTCGTCAGACTGGATCTGGAAGACTGCCCACGGATCGTCAACGACGTAGGCAAACGCATCCGAAGCCACAGTGCCGGTCGGCCAGTACTGAGCGAAGGTGAGTTCCTTGGTCGTCGGGTTCGTGTAACGGCAGCCGACAAAAACGCCGATCGGGGTCAAAGTGGACGTTCCGGTGTCTTTTTCAACAACACCGTCAGACACCAACTTCACAACGTCGCCGTAGAAAATGTTAGCAGCATAGCCGCTAGCAATCTTGTAGCTGTTGAAAGCATTGTTGTCCGGACGACCACCAAGAACGCCCACGGGCCGCATCCCATACGGGGTAGCAGTGCTAGACATACTTGATACTCCTATTAATTAAAAAGACGGCTGCCAGGAACCATTCCTAGTTGCCGCCACCAAACGTGACTCTCGTCTTTCGTTCCGGCTTGAGCATCGGCATGCGCGGGTCGTTTTCACGCAGGTAGTTGTTGTCGATAGAGTTCACTTGCTGCTCGGCCTTCTGTGCATAGAAGTCCTGGCGAGCTTGTGATTTTTCCACCGGCATCTTGCATAGCAAGAGACCACCTACTTCAATTGCTCCACGCTTAGCCCACTCCGAATTGTGATCAGACATGATCTGCAGTTCGGGATGATCTTCAGCTCGTACAGGCTCCCAGCCCTCACGAAGGCGCATGGAAGTGTTTTTGTTATCTAGGTTACCTAGAGATGCAGTACGTACCCACCGAAATACCCAACCGTCTTGCGGGATGGGATCTGGCAGAACCGAAGGGGGTTTCCAACTCTCAGGCCGAGTTTCGTTAGCACGAGTTTCAATTTCGCGAGGTTTGCGCACATTAGCCATTTTTCATCTCCTTCATAACTTGCATGGCGTACTGTTGAGGAGTCAATCCAAGTCGCTTGGCGAGGGCAACTTGTGTGGCCGTCAACTGCACTTTGCGTGGGGCTGATCCGGTATTTCGAGTTGCCGGGGCCACAACGGGCATCCGTTTGGATGCTTTTTTCGGGGTCGCAGTGCGAGTCTCAACTTCGTTTACCTCATCGGCATCGAAGTCATCTGACTCATCATCCTCCGAAAAACGGTCAGGGAATACCTGACGCATTCTTTTGTTGATGGCAGCGTAGTACTCATCGGTTGATGCGTAGTCACTGCCATTCTCCGAGATGAGCTTCTGGTGTACGCCATAAGCAAAACTGGTCATCTCGGGGTCTTTACCAAACCACTGATTTTCTGACTGCCATCGAGCAGCTCGCGGATCAGGTCTTGGCGCTGATTGGGCTGCCTGCTGAAGAACATTCTGCGGAGCTTGCTCCACTTTAGATTCTTTCAGCTTGGCTGCAATCTGGCTTGCATAAGAGGGGGCGGCTGCCTCAGTCAACTGTGCGCGGGTCAAACTCTGTTGAGCCTTAACAATCGCATCAGCGTCACCGGCTTCATGTGCGCGGCGCAACTCAACTTCGGCTAGTGAAGCGGCAGCTTTAGCTCGCTCCACAATTTGTTGTTGAATCGCTTTTTGGCTATCCGACACCAGCGAAGCAAGGCGCTTATTTTCCTCTTGCACTCGCTGAGCATAACTGATGGCCTCATCGCGCAAACGGGCAGCATCTTCTCGCTGCCGCCGTTCCTCATGGTAATCGTACTTGAGCTTATCGATGCGCTTCTTAACTCGCGCACTATAGCTCTCTACTTCGTCATTACCCTCATCGCTTTCCTTTACGGCCTCTGCCTTCTTCGGCTTGCGATCTTCTGGCTTGCGAGGATCAATGACTTCGACCTTGATTTCGTCGTCTTGATCGGAGTCACCTGCTCGGGGAAGGATTTGGGTTTTGATTCCGAAGAATTTGCTTTCTTCGGACTGGGGGGCAGAATCTTCTGCCACTGATTCAACTTCATTGTTCTCGTCACTCATACTCGCTCAACTCCGCGCGGGTCATCCACCACGGCCTCAACCGAGTCATCATTGATGATTCGGAATTCCTTGCCGTGAATCTTGACTCGGGTACCGCTGTACGCCCGAAACACCACCCAATCACCTTCTTTGCAGTAGGCACCAGTGGGGAATCGCTTCTCATCCTTGTAAGCATCCGGCCCGAGCTTCAAAACAAAGCCCACCACGGTGGCCACTGTTTCGTTGCGAACAGTCTC